GTAGTTATTAGCAAAATAGACAGGATCTTCTTTACATCGCATAAACTCAAGAATTTCTTCTTGACTAAATTCAATAGCAGTATTTGCTTTTTTTAGGTTAGGATTACCAAGATATACTTCACTCATATACTAACCTCAACAATTCCAAGCTCTTAATGATTTGTTTATTCTGCTATCTGGATCTCGTGCAGTTTTTGCCGAAGTTAATTTCTTCTTCATACCTTTCATTCTTGCACAGAATGATGCTCTCCTTTTGTTACCTTTCTTTTTAGATGGAGCTTTCAGGTCAGAACCAGGATTCTCTGCTTCATAAGACTTACGTCCTTTTTCATTAAGACCACCTTCTTTGTTTTTACCTGCAGATTTTGTCCATGCTGCACCTTCCGCATGAAGAATCGGTTGTCCTGGTTCATAATCTGAAACCATGTAAGTCAGTAATCTGGCACCTGGATAAATTTTCTCAATCTGATCTTGAACATCAGATTTTTTAGGTACTGAAGTTTGTGGGAAGAATATCTTCAACATAATAGTTGAACTTCTAAACCTAAACACAGTGTTTATAATATTACCAGTTTTTGCTGGAATTCTTACTGCCTCATCTACTTTCTCAAGTGCTGGACATTCTTTAGCACCATGAACAGGACACTCCTCCCCTTTATGGTTATGCATACATCCTTTCTTTTCATCAATCTGTTCAACTTCTTCTTTCTTCACGCAGTTTGGATATCTCTTTCCAAACATCGTCTTCATACCTTTTTTGGTATATCCTTTCCAACACTTTTCATCAAGCATCTTACTTCCAATTCCTTCAGTTGGTTGTAAAGGTTCTGGTGTAACTAAATCTATAGATTCATACTCGGTTGGAGTAAAAGTATCTCTCCAATTTATAAATTCTTCTTTTTTAGTTTTATTGCCCCAATTGGCCGCACCTTTTTTGCGACACTTGACTAGTGCTCCTGACGCATATGCACTTGGCCAAACAGAATAACGTGACTTGACTTTATGGTAGCAAGCATCTTTTTCTCCTGCTGCTTCCTCAATATCAATTTCATCTCCAACTTCTACATTATTTTCAGCAAACCATCCACGATTAACTTCTAATGCACATAAAACATCTCCATTAGAGGCAACTGAACTTTCATCAAATGGTTCTAATTTTTTAATACTTTCAATGATTCCTTCTTCTGTAATAAAGGCAATATCTAAAGGAATTTTTGTCTCTCTCATATGGAAAGACTGTTCTGCAACTTCATCAAAAATGAACAGCATACCACTATTAATATCCAAACTCTCACGGAACATCAACCCAAGATTGAAATCTCTAATCTCTGTGGGAACTTCAATTTGGAGAGGTAAGGTTGTAAATTCTTCATTGGTCACATAATCTGCTGCAGTATCGATATAGTCTGCTGCTTTTGTGATTTTGGATTGGACCCATGCTTTGAGTTCACCTTCTCCTTTCTTGCCCATTTTTTTCTCTAATCTTGATGCAGCATTTTTAATAGTTTTTATTTCAGAACGTGCCATGGAAAACTCATGGTCTTTTTTAGTTTCTTCAGTCTTCACGTTAATTGCCTTCCCTGATCTATTTGGATTTGGATCTTTTGCATTTTTTCTACGAAACGCTGCTTGCTCCTCATCTTTAGAAAGATTACGTTTCATTTTACTTGAACCACACTTTGGTTTTGTGGTTTGTCCTGGTTGTTTGGCACAAGGTTTTCCTGCGTATTTGCCACCCAGTTGAACCCAACCAGGCTTGCCATCACTAGACTTACTCTTGCCAAACCAGTCACGCAGAGAAGAATCACCACTTTTCGATTCACTTACTCCTCCACCATTACCATTCCCATTGGAACCATTTCCATTTCCATTTCCATTGGAACCATTTCCATTCTTATTCTCATCATCATCTACAGAATGACCATTCTCCTTACGAAGATATCCGGCACGACCAACCATCTTAAACCCTTTGGGAATAAGTTTACATTTTTCGTCAGTGTAGCAGTAATAATATCCTGCCTTACATTTGCCGTTTTTCATATTGGTAATAGTTCACAAATATATTTATAAATTATAAACCTACGATTGTAAGGGGATCACTGAATACTGTCGCTATACCACTAGCAACATCCAATTCGATTCTATTACTTTCATAATTTAATCTAGTCATATTACCCAAGTTAGTTCCATCACTAGATATACCTACTTGAGATGATCCATTAACTGTACTGAGAAGTTTTGGCATTAGTTTGCTGTCTCCAAAACAGATAAAATAATTTTTAATGTTGTATTTGCACCTGCACTAGATTTTATTGAATCATTTGTTTCTAAAACTAATTTTCCATCTAAAGGAATATATGCATCATTTACTGGAACATTTGCTTCTTTAATAATTTCTGTTTCAGTGCCAGACCTAACATGCTTTACAGTTACTGTAGTTGCAGATGAAGCATAATTTGTAATATGTGCATATAGAATAATCCCAGTATATCCTGAAGGTGCAGTATATACTGTTTGATCATCAGTAGTCAGAATTAAGGTTTTAGTTTTAAACCTATTAAGTGCTAATTGTGCCATTTAACCGAGTGCTAAAATAAAGGGTGTTATTTCCGAGAACAAACTTTTAGAGAATGCTCTTCCACTAATAGTTCCAGTGCTTTGATTTATTTGCAAATCATCGCCAATTCTAAAATTACCTGCCTGATCTGTGCTAGTATATATTACTCTTCCACCATTTTCACTTACAACCTCATTTGCTTGAATTGTAACTCCACCACGTTTGGGTGTAGCTAAGGTGATAGTGTTTCCAGAACCAATATATTCAAAAGTATGCGAACTTGCAATAATTTTACTTTGTTGGAAGAAGTATGCTGTTGATGCCACTCCAACAGTATTGATTAAATTTTCAGCAAGAGTTAATGTAGTAATTCCAGAAACTATTGGAGTTGAACTATTTATTGTGTAATAAGTATCTGCCATATTTGCTGTGGCAGTGGATGTTGTGCCTGAGTCTGGGGCAGAGATAGTGATAGTAGGAGTGCTTGTGTACTGACTACCACTACTAATGATATCTATTTCTGTTACTATACCACCTTCAACAGTGACAAAAGCAGCTGCTACCTCTCCATTTGGACCTGTGGGTGATGCGATAGTCACTGATGGGGTAGAAGTATATCCACTTCCTCCATTAGTTATTGTAATAGATTTTACGGACTTATATAATTGATCAAAATAAACTACCTGTCCATCATAGGGTCTTGTAGTTGATGATCCAACATTAATGATTATATTATCTTGAGTAGAACTTGCAGATGTAGTTACTGTTCCAATAAACTGTTGATCACTTAAACCATTTGCAACCAAACCAAAAGTTCCAAAACTGCAGTTGCTATTTGCCAGATCTGCTTGTCCGCCTTTATGAACTGTGATTGCTTTGTCACAACAAATAGTAAATACAGAAACTAATTGTGCATATCCTTCATTTGTAACAGCAACTCCAACACCACCCTGATTATATTGAGTAAAGGCATCAACATTCATAGATTTAGTTTTTTCTGCCTTATCTCCATCAATATAGATACCAGTTCCAGTAGTAGTATCACTAGTACAGTTTTGGATATATGGACCTTTCCACTTACCTCCACCAACATTAGTTGCAATACCTGTTGGGAAAGCAACAGCAGCAGCAGGAGCAAGGTGACCAGAGAATGTCATATTAGCAATTTTGCATCCCTTGTTCACATGGAATATATCACTTGTTGTAGTATTTGGTAATACTTTAACAGTTCTCTGATCATCTCCCACTAATCCAACAAATGCAGGTATTTCAATAGGATTGTTTTCAACATAATTTCCCGATAAAACTTTAATAACTGTTCCTGATTGTGCTATCGAAACAGCACCTGCAATAGTCAACTTTGCATTATCAATTGATGTTCCGTTATTAGTATCAATACCATCTTTAGCAACATATAATACATTTGGTGCAGAGTTAATACCTGTTGCACTAGCATTAAGAGTAACGTTATCACCAAGAATGACCTCAGAGTTAG